TCGCCGTTAGATGCGGTCGTGAAAGAGGCGGGCTGGTCTGTGCGCCCCCTAACGACCCTCTTCTAAATTATAAATATATCACAGGAAAATGTGATACACACGAGCACACACCACAGTGAATAATACAGTTATGTTTTCTTCGACGTCGGATGAATGGGCTACACCACAAAACCTGTTTGATCAGTTGAACGCCGAGTTCGATTTCCAGATCGATTTGGCAGCTAGTGCTGAGAACCATAAGTGTGGTCTGTGGTTTGACAAGGAATCCGATGCACTCATGCATCCTTGGACTGCTGACCTCTTCTCTTGCGGCTGGTTGAATCCGCCGTATTCGCGTGGTCTGTGCGCCAAGTTCATCGCCAAGGCCGCAGAGGAGCGACGCAAGGGCTTTCTGACCGTGATGCTGCTGCCGTCCCGCACCGACACTCAGGCATTTCACGCCCACATCTATGACGCCAACATATGGCAACCGCGAGAGGGCGTCGAAATTCGATTCCTACCCGGTCGTTTAAAGTTTGGCAACGCAAAAAATGGTGCACCGTTTCCCTCAATGATCGTAATTTTCAGACCCAATGCAGAATTGAAAGATGGTATACTAGCAGGATGATCCACACCATTCTCCAAGGCGACGTGCGCGATCAACTCAAGAACATTCCCGACGAAACAGTGCGTTGCTGTGTCACCTCGCCGCCGTATTTTGGCTTACGCGACTATGGCATGGAAGAGCAGATTGGCTTGGAACGCAGCCCCGACGCTTTCATTGAAGAACTGGTTGGGGTGTTTCGTGACGTGCGCCGCGCGTTGACTAACGACGGCACCCTGTGGGTCAATATTGGTGACAGCTATGCGGGGAGCGGCAAAGGCCCAGAAGGCAATATTGGAAAAGGTGAGGCGCATCGAAATGTTGGGCCTACACACGGAGGCATTATACCGACGGGGATGAAGTCGAAAGACCTAATTGGCATTCCGTGGATGTTGGCGTTTGCGTTGCGTAAGGACGGCTGGTATCTGCGTCAGGATATCATCTGGCACAAGTCAACGTGTATGCCCGAAAGCGTGAAGGATCGCTGCACCAAGAATCACGAATATTTGTTTTTGCTTTCTAAGTCTCGCACCTATTATTTTAATGCGGAAGCGATTAAGACCCCCGCGAAGCAAGACTGGGGCACTCGCGATCGCAGCAACGGGAAGTATCACAATGAAGGAAGTGGACTACCACCCCACTCAGGACTCACCAAATCATATCCAACGGCCAACAAACGGTCGGTGTGGACAATTTCGCCCTCGAATTATAAGGGGGCACATTTCGCCACGTTCCCACCTGCACTCGTCGAACCATGTATTCTTGCCGGTAGCGCACCCGGCGATACCGTGCTCGACCCGTTCTTAGGATCCGGCACCACACTCGCCGTGGCCAAGCAGCACGGTCGGAATGGTATTGGATGCGAACTCAATCCCGAATATGCGGCCCTCGCACACCAGCGAATTGATGCAGTCGCCATTCCCCTCTCGTGATATACTATTTTCTTAAGGAGCCTGATGATGTCATTTTTCCGCACACTGATTAAAGATCTTCCTGCTATGACCACGATTGCTGCCGACGGGCTGAGTTCGTCGGAGTTTGATGGGTATATTAACACCGGTAGTTATACCCTGAATGCGGCCCTCAGTGGGTCGTTATTCGGGGGCATGCCGAACAACAAGATTACCGTCTTCGCTGGTGACCCCGCGACAGGGAAAACATTCTTTGTCTTGGGTGTCATCAAGCAGTGGATGGAAGATAATCCCGAGGGTGGAGTGATTTACTTCGACACCGAAAGTGCCGTGACGAATCAGATGCTCTCGGAGCGGGGCATCGACCTGACACGGTTGGTCAAGTCAGAACCCGAAACCATCGAGCAGTTCCGACAGACCGCCTTACAGATTCTTGATCGCTACGAAGAGTCGACACAGAAGAAGGGGCGCCTACCGATGCTCATGGTGCTCGACTCACTCGGCAATCTATCGAGCGCCAAGGAAGTGGAAGACATTCGTTCCGAAAAGGATACCCGCGACATGACGAAGGCGGGATTGATTCGCGGCACCTTCCGTGTGTTGCGACTGCGGCTCGCCAAGTTGAATGTCCCGATGATCGCGACGAATCATGTGTACAGCGTTATTGGATCGTATGTGCCCACGAAAGCCATGAGCGGTGGTTCTGGGTTGATCTATGTGAGCGACTCCATTGTGATGCTGTCGAAGTCGAAGGATCGTGACAAGGAAAAAAACATTATCGGCACCATTGTCAAGGCAAAAATGTTCAAGTCGCGTCTCTCGCGAGAAAACAGTGAAGTCGAAGTGCGAATTTCCTATGCAGGAGGACTGGACAAATACTATGGGCTGATTGACATGGCCGTCTCTGCGGGTATGGTTGAACATAGTGCCGGTAAATATACGTTCCCCGGCGAACCAAAGCCCCTTTCGTTGTCCAAGATTCAGTCATCTCCCGAAAAGTATTTCACCCTCCCGTTTTTGGAGGAGTTGAACAAAAAATTCGTGCGCAGCAATTTCAGTTATGGCGTGATGCCTTCCCAACCGATCGAACCAGAAGAGACTGAAGAATAAATGATTGAACCGTTAATTCTCTCCCATCTGATTCGTGATGATGAATACACGCGGGCTGTGCTGCCTTTTCTCAAGAAAGAATATTTCACGACTTCGCAAGCGCAAACTCTGTATGTTTCCATTCATGAGTTTATTAGCACGTATAAGGTCACGCCCACCGTAGACGCGATTAAGCTCGCGCTCGAACGGGTATCCCTGTCGGGGAATGCCTACACAGACACACTGACCATGCTGACCGACATCGCCGCAGTTGTGCGAGTGGACTCGGGTCGGCGTCAGTGGCTGATTGACCAGACAGAACAGTTCTGTAAACAACGGGCCCTATACCTGGCGATATCGGAATCCATCACCCGCATCGATAAGGATTTTGAATCGGCATCCTCGGTGCCGGGACTGCTCAAAGATGCACTCTCGGTCGGCTTTCGCACCAGCATCGGACATGATTATTTCGAAAATGTTGGAGAGCGATACGACCTGTATCATCAGGAACACTCGCGCATTCCGTTTGACTTGGAACTGTTCAACAAGATTACAGGCGGCGGTCTCACTCCAAAGACCTTGAACGTCATTGTCGCCGGCACCAATGTGGGTAAATCCTTATTTCTTTGTCATGTCGCCGCCGCATCAATTGCGATGGGCAAACAGGTATTGTATATCACGATGGAGATGGCCGAAGAACGGATTGCACAGCGTATTGACGCAAACCTGCTGGACGTGACGATGGACACGTTGGAGAGTATGTCACGGTCAATGTATGAAACTGCGTTTCGCAATCTGCAACAGCGACAGTCGTTTGGAAAACTCATCATCAAGGAATACCCTACGAGCGGGGGTAATACAGGGCACTTTCAGGTGCTGCTGGACGAACTGGCACTCAAGAAGCAGTTTGTCCCTGACCTGTTGATTATAGACTATATCAATATCTGTTCGTCGACGCGGTTCAAGGCGGGTGGACAGGTGAACTCCTATAGCTATATCAAGTCCATCGCAGAAGAACTCCGAGGTCTGGCGGTGGAATATAACCTCCCCTGCTTGACGGCGACCCAGTTCAACCGCGAGGGGTTCGATAACAGCGACCCATCGCTGACCAACACCAGCGAGTCCTTTGGATTGCCGCAAACCGCCGATTTGCAGCTTGCACTGGTGACGAGTGAAGAACTGGAACGGGATGGATTGTTGATGGTCAAGCAGTTGAAGAATAGATATGCCGATACCACGAAATATCGCCGGTTCACCATTAAGGTTGATCGCAGCAAGATGCGACTGTCGAATGACCCGCAACAGCAGTATTTGTCTGACCCCATCCCCACCAATCAACCCAAAATGGGTATGAATGCACCCAAAATGGGTAGGGGCGGTGGTAGCAAAGGGGCGATAACCTTCTCTCCCCAGCTTCCAGTAAAAAATCTTCGTCCGGCTGACTCCGACCGAGAAAAATTTAAGATTACTTTCTAAATAGAGGTGACGGTAAATGCCTAGACGATTATCAATGGGACAGTTAATGCCACAGGAGGAACCATACAATGAACCTTCGTGTATTAAACCAATCCATTTCCCGCAACTTCAATGAGGTACGCCCACGGATAGAATCCGTGTTCGGCTCAATCATCGATAAAGTTGCCCTGACCGGTCAGTCTATTAATGTTGGTAGCTTTATCGGTCAACTCAACGGTGCGATGCGGGGCACCAAGATCCGAGTAGTAAAAGAAACGACCACCAAATTTGGAGCACCGAAGGATACCCACGGGCAGTATTATCCAGCGATTGGGGGATATTGTTACGAGCCCAACCTAGGCAAAACGGCGCGAATTCAAATTATTTTATGTGTCCATCCTAGCACGAACCGACTTCCACTGTCGGTGGAGTCATGGGAGTATTTTCAGTATCGGTTTCTCAAGTGTGTTACCCACGAACTGGTGCATCGGGCACAGTTCGAAAACGGTCGTAAACACGGTAATGGTCTTATTTTCCGTCCCCATGCGTTGGCATATTTAGATAAGGCTACGTTTAGCGAGCAGTCTTATTTGGGTGACATGGATGAGGTCGAGGCCTATGCCCATGATTGTGTCGAAGAATGGTATTATCTCAAGCCCCACACACTACTCTCG